CCTAGCTGCGGCTTACTTGAGTCTGGGTATTCCCAGTCTTTTACAGAAATTTGCTTAGGTGCTCGTTCTGTGCCATCATCTTCTGCTGCAATGACAGCATAATGCTGATTATCATCTGGATGAGTTCCGGGATAGGGCGTAAGTGTGCTAGCAATTACACTTAAAAGAGTAGTTTTAGTATAATCAAGACCATTTTCATGTCCACCATGTCCACCCTCATCTTCTGCTGTATCTCCAATATATAAAAGAGTAGTACCAGAAACATAGGTAGAATACTGATCCCAGAAAGTAGCAACACCTTGTGGATCAACTTTGATGGCTGAAAGATAATCTTCTTTAGCCCCAATAGTATCTACAGTTGTCGTTTGTGTACCATCTAGGTCATAAGTACGCCATTCACCTGATGCTTCATGTAAAGTAGAAGTATACCCAGCATACACCTCAGTATTAAGAAATACCAAGTTCTGTCCTTGAGTAACCAGCTTCAAAGGAGCAATAGGATTGTGGGTAATATAAGCACGAACATCTGCATCAATACCACTCTGGGTAGTTGGCGTGTGATCTTCAAAGTAATCTTGATCCTGATTAAAATAGAATACATAATAAAGCTTATCGTTTGTATCACTAGCATTACGATCAATGACGAATAGATATCGTGCTGTATCTGATAGCGAGTGCCAGAAGAACTCATAGTTACCACCAGCACTAAGACCTAGAGATTCAGCAGTCCATGTGTCTAGAGGACCGCTACTTCCATCACTGCCTCTAATGGGCATGAGATCAGTACCGGGTCTTTTTTCAATAGATCGTTCAACACTGCATAGAGTATTGATAAGCTCCTGAGATTCACTAGGTAATCGCTTTGACGGAGCTTGACGACCAACGCCTCCAGATAAAGAATAAATCGGAATGTCTGTTGTTAGGGTCTTACCCCGCCGTCTGTTTTGCATTAGCTAGTCCTCCCTCTCCAACTACGGAAGTTAGGATTACCGCCAGACTGACGGAACACGGATCTCTTCTTCTTGTAGTCAGCAGCATCCCAAATGGTACGCCCCTTACTATCAATATCTCTAGCCTTACCCATGGCATTATAGATCATCTCATCTTGCTGTAGATAAGCATCCATACCTTCATCACCCTGAGTAAGCATTTGGTATCTACGTGCTGCTGATGAAGTAATAGCACGCTGACCTGGAGTATCAATATCTTCCCAAGCTAGCTTAACAGTAAGTGTAGCTTTGAGATCATAAGAAGAATAGTCTGACCAATCACTTGTCTGATCAGTAACATTCCAAAGAATAAAGTTAGAGCCTTCTGATTTAATAGATACTCTAATAGTATATCCATCTTCATTTGTAATATAAGTACCAAAGTCTAAGCTCATGATATTTGTAGGAAGATAGATTTTACTAGTAGCAGGATCTAGTTCAAGGGTCTTTACATAAATATTATTAGCCAGCCCTCGGAGCTGGTAGTCTTCGGTATAGCTATCAAGCAAGTATTCTGCAATGCTTGTATCTACACCTGATTGATTTTCCAGATCCGAGACAATGGCTTCACCGGCAGCCAGTAGGCACTGGTTTACGGCATCAAGCCTTGACATTTGACCCATTCTGGGCCTCCTTTATATATTGTATGGCACTCAACAAAGTTTCGGTATTTTCTTTAAATAAACCCAAGCCACAATTACAGTTAGGGCAAAGAAGACCGCGAACATCACCGGTTGAATGACAGTGATCTAAATGTATTTTATCAAGTGCTGTAGCATCTCCGCAGATCTTACAGCATCCGTTTTGGCTAGCGTAGAGATCAACCTTATCTTGATAAGTAATCCCATATCGATTCTTATAGTGCTTATTCTTTCTGCGATCTCCAACATCGTAGTACTTGTTTGATGCCGCGTTGGAGCAGGATTTGCATTGACTAGCATAGTATTGAGTATTAGTATTCTTGTTAAATCGAGTTTTGTAGTATTCGGACTGTGGCTTTTTCTCTCCACACTTAGTACATTTCTTCATGTTTTGCTCCTACGAATGATTAAGAAATGAGGGGGGGCCGAGTTGGAGCAAACAGCCCGACCACCAAGGATGTTAAAAAAAGACCCCCGATGCCCGTTAGGGCACCGAGGGCCGAATATGTATTGAACCTTAAGGCGGTTCTCACCAGATACAGATCACCATGTCTAGATCACCACCCTTCTGATTGTTCTCACAAAACGTGCCCCACTATGGGGAAATTAGAACATTGACAGAAGGGAAGTCATCAGGCGTCAGCGTATCCGAAGTTGGTAACGCCACCGAGCTTAGCGAGAACCTCAGCTCGGGTTGGAGCGGCAACAATATCGAAAGAAATATCGGTTGGAGTCCCACTAACGTCAGCCTTACGGTTCACAACGATCTTAGCTAGTTCTGGCTTAAGAATGCCAGTACCACTCATCATCGAAGCGACAGTAAAGGTGGTGTTACGACGAATATCGTCTTCAGTATCAACCATTAGGCCAGTCTTGCGGAGTGAAGCAACGCACTCTGGCATCCAAATAAGAGCGCGGATGCCAGCACCGGCAGTTGCCTTGGCAGCTGCGGCGGAAACCTGACCAGTAACATTGTATCGCGCTTCGCCAATGTTAGATGCAGTATAATCCTTGTTTGGAATATGGTTGCTCTTGACAATAGTAACACCCATGTAACGAAGCGAATCGCTAAGGGAGTTCATGCCCTGAGTAAACGGAGCACCAAGACCACCAGCTGCTGCAACGCCACCAAACATGGGCTGCATGTTGGTAACAGCACCACCGGCATCCCCTACCTCAGCAACGCCGAGACGACGGATCTGCTGGAAGAGACGGGGGGAAACTGCACAGTAGGTAGGACCAACTGGAACACTGTTTTCCTGGCAGTCAACAATAAAGTCCTCAATGTTAGCGAGAATCTCTAGTGCCGCAGCCTCGTCGTCATCAAGACCAGTAATTACGCCAGGAGCTGGAAGAAGAAGGCCATCGCGAGGATCAGCATCAGTCTTCTCAACAGCTCCAGCACCTGCAATAAATGCACCAATCTGCTTATCACGGGCGTTAGCAAGAGTCTGACCAGCCTGTCGTGCAAGTTCCTGACGGTACTCCCACTGGGTGATCATAAGGTCAACGTTGTCAAGCTCGAAGTGAGCAGCCATGGGGCGTGCATCGAGGGTAACAGAGAAGTTACCGGCGGTAGCATCTTTACCGCCATATAGTTCCTTACCGGCTGCCCATGCTGGCTCTAGATCAACGGTGCCGGTAATTGGAAATTCCATCGAACGTCCAGAAGAAATAGTCTTAGCAGTAACCATTGGTTCAAAGCTCTTGTACTCATCATAGGCGTGGAGAACTTCACCACTCCAAATAGGAAGCCAGAGCTTTGCATCAGTACCAGCAACATTGTCGGTACCACCAGTAAGGGTACTGCGGTAGGCGAGATCGCCAGCTGCAAGATCAGGATATGTAGACATTATTATGTCTCCTATAAAGTAATAATAAAATAAAAATAAAAACAATTGCACACTTTAGGTTTAACCTTATGCTACATGATTGCCCTTAGCTGACAAGGATCGTTCACATAAGTACCAGTTCATGAAGAGAGCTAGCTCTTGCGAGGAGATCATTCAATCACTGGATGTTTCGCCAATCAGTACGTGCAGCCCTCATCTCAACCGCACGACGGAACTTGTCGTCACGCTTGAAACGAGGATTGGACATGTCCATACGGTATTCCGCCATGGACTTATATCCGGGCATCTCCATCGTTGCACCAGCAGTTGATGGAGTTACTGCGTTCGTCTTAACCTTAGGCTCGGAGTTAGGATGAGCCTGATCGTAAGCATCACGCAAACCTCGAAGAGTCAGCTCTGAGCTTGGGCCAGCGAGTCCTGCCTGCAAGCTTTGTAGTTGCTCACCAGCAAAATTGTTCGCTGCCCACCTCAGGATCTTCGAGAGCTTTTCCCCTCCACCCACAATCTCAGCGGCTGTAGTAAAAGCAGCACGACGCTTAGCTTGTTGGGCGGATAGATAATCATTAACCATTGCATCAGTGAAGCCAGTCTTTGCCTTGATCTCTTCACGAGAATCAGGAGTAAGATCACCAGTCATGGCAATCTCTTGGCTCCACTTAGTATAATCTGCATCCGTGACCCGAGCGGTAGGAGTTACCTCTTCAACAGGCTCCTCGTCCTTGGCCTCGGGTACAGGGATACGCAATTCATCGAACATATCTTCAGTACTAGCTTCAGCTTCCTTTGGAGCAGCTTCAGGTGTAGCTGAGGGCTCGACATAATCAGGATTATCAGTATTCTTAGCCATTTCATATTGTCGTTTAAGATCCGCAATCTCCTGCTGAGACTGGGTAAACTTAGCCTGAGCATTCTTCAGGCTATCAAACCAATCACCAGCACTCTTGAAATTCTCGGGAATCTTCTGACCCTGATCAGCTACATAGCGTTCAAACATTGCTCGTTCATGAGCTGCCTGTCGAGTAGCTTCATCAGCTAGAGGATCAGCCTTGACTTCCTCTAGTCCAGCCATAGCTTCAGTAGTCATCGAAGCATCATGACCTGGAGTAATTGATTCTTCTGTTTCTTCCTTGCGATAATCTTCTACTTCGTCACTCATAGTGTTCTCCTTTCATGAGATCAAAAGAACCAGCGTACACCACGGATGCAAGCCTCAAGGGCTGCAACAATGGCATTCTGGACTTTAGTTAGTACCTTTTTAAGCATCACATACCTCCTTGCATCGTCTGCATGGCTGCTGATGTAATACCAGTCTGGGCTACCTGCCCAGCACCGGCTCCGGCACCTTGAGCCGCACCCATTGCGACTGCTTGCTGTGCCTGCATTTCCATAGCCTTCTGTTGCATCTCCATCTGGCGTTGATCAGTCTCCTGCTCATTACGAACCCAGTTACGAGGATCGAATCCAAGAGAAGAGATAAGAGCAATACCATATTGATCCCAACGGAAGTGTTGAATAGCTTCAGGTGGTAGGTTTCTGACCATCTCACCTAGCTGCATAAGCTTGGTTAGATCACTATCTCTGCTCAGTGCCTGAAGGCCAGTAACAATACTAATAGATAGCTTACCATTCTCAGTAAACTCACCAGACAGTCGTTCATCCATCTCACCTTCACGAATCATAAGAGAGATAGTACGACGAATAATAGGATCAAGAAGTGATCTAGCAATTGCACTGAATGCACCGCCAAGAACATTCTCAATCTCCATACCAAGCATTCGTACTTCTGTTGCAGTTACACGCTCTGCTGAGCGAATACCTGCTGATCCAAGCAAGAAGGCATTACCTACTTCTCGTCTCATCTGTTCAACAGCAGTCTGACATGCAGAAAGCTGAGGACTGATAGTCTGAGCTGGTGACAATGTAAAGACATCACCCTGTCGAGCACCAATGAAGGAGCCAGTAGGTGATTGTGCTACATCATCAATATCGGTAATACCAGCAGGATCAATAGCAACCCAGAAGGTGGATGCTGCTGTCATGCCATCAATCATAGCCTTGGTATAGGCTTCTAGTGTTTCGATATCACCTAGAATCTCTTCGCAGTGAGATCGACCATAGTCTTCACCTGTAATACCAATCCAACGTAGTGGCATGAAGGGAGTGTTCTGATACGTTCCTTCATCTACTTTGTTACCTTCTTGATCTTCACTATAATAATCCCACTGCTCTTCATCTTTGTTCCAGACAACTCGGCAAAAGTGTGCCTGATAGTCTGGCAAGGAATTCATTGCATTCCAAGAAGAAGGAAAGAAGTTATTATCATAGGCTTCATACATGCTGTTGTTAGGTTCCTTGGGAACCCAATCAAGATAAATCAATTCAACAATAGAACCATCAATATCTCTTCTTACAACATACTGATCAAGACGATAAACTCTAAAAGTAAAATCATCTTCCATGACTACAAGGCAATCTCCAGCAACAATAAGATGCTGAAGAGCTAGAAAGATAGACTCACGGAGATTTTCTGTAGTCAACTTGTTGTAGATCTGATGAGACAGTGCTTCCATATAGGAGAATGTCTCAGGATCTGCTGCATTGCCATCAGTCAGCTCAAACTTAAAGAATGGTAAATCATTCAATGGAAGTAGAGCTGATAGCATTCGACTTGCCATGTTTGTTACACCACGGGAAGCAACTGAGCTAAATGGCTTTGGTAATTCTCCATTACTAGTAATACCATCAATTGGAAGCAATGATGGAATAGTCAATGAAGACATGTAGCGAGAACGCTCTAGCTTGCTGCTGCGTACAGAGTCAAGGTGAGTAAATCGTTCTGCTACAGTTACATTATCTGTAG